CAAACGTTATGTGAAATTTGGAGGGTTAAATGATTTTAAGAGATGTGTGGGAACAGTACAGTGATGAATCTTGTTTATATGAACATCACACTATATGTGGGAATATTTTTAAATATTTCAATATTGAGTATGTGAAGTGGTTGGAGGGAAAAGTTACCAAGCTCCAAGCTTCAGATAACAAAGATTATGCGGCGGCGCAAGAAATAATCATCTGTAAGTGGTTAATTGACCAAAACATGCATGTATCACCTATCGGGAGAGCAGATTTAATTAAGCGCCTCAATTCAGGCAAGCCGAACAGCGCATAATCCAAAACGTTATCGGACATACAAGGAGTAAGAAATGTTTGACAGATTTAATATAGACCATATAGAAGGGCTGTACAAAGAAGCTGATGGCGAATGGGTGCAGTTTGACGATGTCAAACATCTCCTTGAACGATCCGATAACAAGGATTATGCAAAATGCTATTCTGAAATTATCCACATTATAAATACAATGGCATATCCAGAAGCATCAATTAAAAGTGTGCTAAAAAAGCACTTCGCATAATCCAGAACGTTATAGGCAATTGTCTTGGAGGTAACAGACAATATGGCAAGAAAAATAAAAGACTTGAGCAAGTTAAAACCTAAAGAGTTTACTAAAAATATTCATAGCAGTGTTAGGTCTGGAACAAGGTTTTCTGGAATGCCAAATCATAACGAACGGTTAGCCAAATCAGAAAACAAGTTATGCTGTCATGATTGTAGATATTATGATGGAGGGTGTAACAAGTACATTGGGCGGTATCATTTGCCGTGTTCTGATTTTAAATGGTGGTAGGCTACATGCCTATAACAATGGAATGAGTATGATAAATATTTTCCTTGCTGTATTAGACAATTATGCTATAATGGTTGGATATTTACCGATAAACAGGAATTGTTGGGGAGGATGTCTGCTTTTTGCAGATGGGACTTAACAAGAGAAAGCTTCTGAATTAAGAGGCTAAGTTAATTAAAGTCAATCAGGACCGGTTTATATATAAACGTCCAGCCGGTCCTGAATTCGGGGTTGTGAAAGGTTTCGACTGTGAATAAATCCTTCAAAGGAATTTCACAGGACGAGGGTTCGAATTCCCTCCAGCTCCAATTATTTAAAAATAAATTACACAAATAAGTGAAAGCGTGTTATAATAAGATAAGGGGAATAAATTATGGAAGATCAAGAAAACATTTACGTAGTTACAATCGGAAGAGAAACCAGAAAGGGCGGCTTTTTAACAGAGGCGACACGCTATGTAAGATCTATAATGTCAAGTTATGAAATCCACAACAGATTTGTAACAATGTATCAAGGGTTTAGTGTAAAGACAACTCCGGTTGATGTAATGGAAATCGAGCCGATCAAGAAAGATGAGGGGAAAGAATCTGCCGTTAAATTCACCCCAATAACAGTGGCTAAGCCTGAGCCGAAGAAAGATATCAGAGTAGATTACTTAACGGATATTGTTGTTAAGGAAACACAGGAAGAGAAAGATCTGAGAGTTGAGATGTCTGCAGCATATGAGTTATTCCTCAATAAAAGAAAGGAATTTCGAGATTCAGTAAAAGCGCGGTATAAGGCAAAAGATTATATTTATGACATATATGAATCTGAAATAAAGGTTTCGATAAATATATACGAGAACTCTGTTATGGAGAAAGTAAGGCTTGCTTGGAATATCATAAAACGGGAAGTTGAAGAAGGGGATGTATGAAAAGAGAACATATCCAGGGAGTAGTAAAGCTCGACGAAATAATTAAACAGTTGAATAAAGATCCTCACTATTACCATATAGAATATATCGGGGTTGTTCGTGGTTCGGATGTTACTGGAACGCTACAGCTTGTAGAGGATAAATCCTGGGTACAGGAGTATGTTTACAAGGAGCAGGACAACTTGGGATATAAGTTTCGTGGGATAATTTGGATTGGTTGTGGGTATGAGTATTACTTAAAGTTCAAATACCTTATTTAGGGGGAGAAACAAAATGAATGATGAAATACGGGAAGCGTTTGAGAAGGGTTCTATTATCCCGCTTAATATCTATTGGAATGAAGATCATTATTCAGGAAGAACTTCTTTAGATCGTGATAATCAGTTATCAAAGGTTTATAATGAAAAGTTAAAATCATATAAAGAGGGTATTGAAAGTCTTCAGCCTGAGATTGAGGATTGGAGTAATTCAGTTGATGGATTTGTAATGTTGGTTAAGGATCAATCAGACAAAATTGACATTTTGGAAAAACTCGCAGAGCAGCGGTTGCATATTGGCCAAGAGTATAAAGAGAAACTTCTTAGTATTTTAGAAATGGTAACTACCTTACAGGTTGGGTATGATAAATTAAATAACCAGTTTGATAAATTGGATGATGGAACAAAACGATTGCTTGAAGATATTGAAAAGTTGGGGGAGAAATGAACAGACCACCGATTAAAAAGAAATGTCCTGAGTGTAAAGGAAAGATGTATTTAAATTGCGGGGATAGAGAATGAGCGAACAAAAAACACAGGAAACATTAGAAAAGGCTTTTAAATATTTTGATGAGATACTTGAAAATCCAGACAAGGTAATTAAAATAAAACCAAGTTTTGAATGGGAATATATAAAAAATTTAAGAAAGAATAAATAGTAAAACTTACATCATTTACAAATCAAATATTACAGTCTATAATACTTTATAGGGGATTATTATGGACGAACCAAAAATCAAAGAAATTATTAGTGCAGTAAAAGCAATTGATGTCGGACTCCTTGCAATGCAAGCTTCTGGGTATTATAAATTACGACAGAATATCAAACTCACAGACAAAGAATTACGCGAATACTTCGACTCAACAAAATCTAATATATACACAGCTATAATCTCAAATCTGGTTCTGCAGGATATTTTCAGTAAGGAAATTACGAAACCTGTGTTTATAAAAAAGTTCAACGAGCAATGTAAATATATCCAAGATATTTTAGAAAAAACCGGAATTGGTGGGGGCTTAGATGTTTGAAGGCAGGAAGATAAAAAGGCTTAGTCAGGAAATTGAGTTAAGCAAACTTGAAATAGAAAAAAAAGGGCTTATTGAAATAGATTCTCTTATCAGTGAATCGAATCAGGTCCAGGCAGAAGACGACGAGGCTGAGTGGTTATTGCTTGGGGATGATTCGTCAAAGCGAAGTCTGGATACCGCAGATCAAAACAAACTTAAATCTCAAGCCACATTAGCTTATTACAAAACTCCGCACGGAAGAAACATTATCCGGTTATTTGAAAAGTATATTTGCGGCCGTGGGTTTGGGCTTGCTCCGAAAAGTACCCTTGATGAAGTTGCTGAATGGTGGAAGAGTTTTTGGAAACGAAATCGGATGGAACTTAAAAAGAAAGAGATTGTCCGGAGAACCATGAGGGATGGCGAATGCTTTATCCGTTTTTTTAAAGAGCGTGGTGAATATACAATTCGGTTTATGCTCCCGCAGTTCGTGAAAAATCCAGAAGACAAAGTTACGGCAAATACGAAAACAGTAATATCATCTGGAATTGAAACAGATATAGACGATATAGAAAAGGTAATTAATTACTACTATAAAGAGAGCCCTATTCCAGCGGCAGAAGTGATGCATATAAAGATATTAGTTGACAGTGATGTCAAACGCGGGCGGTCATTGTTTGAACCTATTATAGAGTATCTATGGATGTACCGTGATTGGTTAAAAGACCGGATGAAGTTGAATAAGGTCAGGGCAACCGTTGCGTTAATTAAAAAAGTCACTGGCACACCAACCCAAACGGCAAATATTAAATCTGCAAATGAAACGACTACGAAAACTAATCCGGATGGAACTGCAAAGCAAAAAGCCCCTGTTGGTGTATCGGTATTTACCACAAATAAAAATGTTGACTATGAATTAAAATCCCCAAACCTTCAGGCTTCAGACGTGCAGCATGATGGACGGACACTTATATTAGCAATATCGGCGGGGGTGGGCTTACCTGAATTCATGGTTTCGAGCGATAGTTCAAACGGTAATTATGCGTCAACGATGGTAGCGGAAGGACCCGCTGTAATGGAGTTTGAAGATTGGCAGGATTTCTTCGCATTATATTTTTCAGAAATGTTTGAAAAGGTAATTAAGGCTGGGATAGAGGCCGACAAAATTCCCAAGACAGAAATCAAAATCACGAAAACAACCGAAAAAGATAAAGACGGAAATGTTAAATTGATAGAGAAAAAAGAATTTGTAGATACCTTAACAGAATGCTCTATTATATTTCCTGATATAGCCGTCAGAGATATCCAAAAAGAAACAGCTGCAATTATTTTGCAATGGCGTGAAGAACTATGTTCAAAGCATACCGCCAGAGCAAAGCTTGATCTCGATTATGAAGATGAAGAAGATTTCCTTATGCAGGAAGCTGAGGAAGAACCGGACGATGGATCTCCCACAAAAGACGATGAGGATGAAATGGATAAGGAACCAGAGGACGAAAAACCTGAGTCATGAGGTATAAAGACGCGGTAAAAGAAATAAATAAACTCGGCAAAATAGCAAGTGATAATCATTTAACCGAAATAGAGGCCCGCGCTAAACGTATCAGAAGAGCTTATACCAAAACTACAAAAAAGATCCAGAACAGTATTATACAATTCGGAGAACTTCCAGGCAAAAGAATTACTACTACTTTCAACGAAATTGACAAAGAGATTGAATTGCTTACCAAAAAATTACAGCGTGAAGTAAAATCATCCGTGAACACCTCCGCAAAAACCGGGATGTTAGATGCTAAAAAACAAAGCTCTGTTTTATCCGGCAGCTTGAAATTTGGCGCAAAGATTGGAATGGATGCAAATACTTTTAACACGCTATGGCATGACGCAACAAATAAACTTCTTACCGGCATTGATGGCATTAAATTATCAGACAGAATATGGGATATTAACAGGGTAGCACTTGCTGATATTAAAAAGAAAATAGCACTTGGATTAGTTGACGGAATGTATCCTGCAGAGATCGCAAACCAGATCCGTGGGTTCTTAATTCTGCCTGATGTTGACATGCGAACAAAATATTGGAAACAGTTTTTCAAAGATAATCCCCCCGGAAAAGGCGTTTACCGATCAGCTGCAAAAAACCTTGACAGAATTCATCGGACAGAAATGGGCCGAGCCTACCGGATGGGAACTGAGGAATATGCCAAAAATAAATCATGGTCTAACGGTGTTCAGTGGCATAGAGTTCCGGGCTGTATGGAATGCGTTGAGTGTGAAGATTACGCAACGCATGACGAAGGACTCGGTGAGGGTGTTTATCCTGCAGGGAGTATTCCAGTTTCCCACCCGAATTGCCAGTGTTATACTACGGTTCATCCAGATATCGAAAAATTAAATATGGTTGCTTGACGGTTGAATATTAACATGGTAAAATAATAGAAGCAGGGAGAATTGGTATTCAAGAAAGTCTCATAAGCTTTCCTCCGGTGATTCGACTTCACCCCCTGTTAAATGTAGAATAATATATGATAAAGTCTTTATGGGGGATATAATGTCATTAAGCAATAAAGCATTAATAGCACAGGTTAATAAAGGACTATATGTTAAAGATGGCATACTTTATGGAGTAAGAGGAAAGCCGAGGAAACTATACAAGAAAATTCAAGCAGATGGATATATAACTTACACATTTGGTGTAGGATACGGTGGTAAAGTATTGACTTTGAATGTTGCGAGGGTTGTAGCATATCAAAAATATGGGGCAGCGCTTTTTAAAGAAGGTATAGTCGTTAGACATCTTAACGGAGACACCTCAAATTTCTCTGAGGATAATATTGCTATAGGAACAATGTCTGAAAACATGATGGATGTCCCTAAAGAGAAAAGACAGGATAGATCAGAACATGCCGCTCTCAAGCATAGAAAATGCTCGGATTATATAGAGAATGAAATGTGCTATTTACACAAGATTGGATGGGGTTATGGAAGGATAGGACAAAGATTCGGCATATCAAAATCTACAGTTAATTATATATTGCGCAGAAAAGAAAAAGCATAGAGTTTGTGCCGTTATAGCTCAGTGGTAGAGCGGCGCGCCTGTAATGCGCGGGTCATGGGTTCGAATCCTATTTGCGGCTATTAAATATTAATAGGGGGATATGATGGATGATGGTGGAATAAAAAAAGCATTCGATGAAGCTAACTCAGAAGTAAGTCTATTCGGGCGAAGGCATTGGAATGAAGAAAAACAATTATATACCGGGCCGGG